GACCAGATTGCCATTACATATCTGAAACCAGACGCAAGCGAGAAGGTCAAACTACCACACAATCGCAAGCACCTATCGTGGGAACACTTCGCCCGGATGATAGCACAAGGGCAAGCCCCGGCGTGTGGATGTTGTGGTGAAGACGCAAGCACTGTCTTTGAAGCAATCGCCATGATCCACACAAGCGGAGAACGCCCGCTATGTGATACCTGCTGGAAGACGCAAGGTAGTGAAAGCGCAAGAGGCTCAATGGGATGGATGCACAACCGCTATCACCGCAAAAAACTACTAGAAGAAGAAGAAACCATTTGACTTTCCCCCACGAATAATAGACTATTGTTTTGGGTAATGTTGCCCCGCTACCAACAGAGGAGAACACAATGTTGGCATTTTTAATTAACCCGAATACTGAGACAGTCGAAGTTGTCGAATACGATGGAGACTATAAGAACATTCAAAAGCTAATTGGTGCTAGTTTGTTCACAACAGTCTGCATTAACTACGACGAAGAGAAAGGCGTATCTACTGACATTTATGTAGATGATGAAGGCATGTTGTCGCTTTCTGCCGATAGTAAATTCATTAAGTTTGATAACTACCCATACCCACTAGCAGGGAATGGTCTGGTTCTTGGGTGCGATGTCGAGGGTGAAAGCGTTTCACCAATGATTAGCAAACAAGAGCTAGAGGAAAGTATCTCATTCATGGATTTCTTCGAGGTTCGTGACTATGCAATGAGGGAGGGCATATAATGGGAATGGACGTTTATGGATTAAATCCTGTTCTGAAAGGAGCTAAACCAGAAATTGACTGGTCTAGCAACCCGTCACAAGAAGAAACAGACGCATATTTTGCGGCAAGCGATGCGTGGCATTCTGAAAATCAAGGCGCATATTTTCGTAATAACGTCTGGTATTGGCATCCATTATGGCAATTCGTTTGCGATGCCTGTGATGATTTTCTTTCTGAAGAAGAGCAATCAAGAGGCTCTGTCAATGATGGCTATGAATATGACGCTGAGACTGCGCTACAGATAGCTGACCGATTGAAAGAAGCATTGGAAGTCGGGTTCGTTCAAAAGTTCGCTGAAGAACGTCAAGCCCGTCTTGATAGCTTGCCTCTTGAAACCTGTACCCTGTGCGATGGCACTGGTGTTCGTGATGACGAATATGTGCAGGGCAAGTGCAATGGATGTGATGGCACTGGCAAAGTCAAGAACTGGAACACGCACTACCCCTTTGATGTTGACAACGTCAAAGAGTTCGAACAATTCTGCCGCCTGTCTGGTGGTTTTGAAATTCGCTAATCCTGTTGGTAGCAGGTTGGAGGGCGGTGCTTCGGCACTGCCCTCTTTTTTAGAAAGAGGATAGACATGACACCTGAAGAAATTAAAACTTTAAGACACAGCATGGTTAACACCAAATACAACAAAGCACCAAGCCAGAGAACATTTAGCGTATTTTTAGGTTTTGGAACGGCAACGATAGCTCGTTACGAGTTAGGTTATAAACCTCAAAAATCGCATGAGATTATTCTTAAAAAGCTTTCTATTGATCCAAAGTTTATCCACGATATTTCAGAGTGGAATAAAGAAAGCTCCAACCACAAAAACGATTTTGATATTGTTCCTAATTGGGAACGCCTTGCAGAACTAAAACTACAGAAAATTTTATTCCCTTCGTAAACCCCAGGATCAAGCTGCAGAAATTGTTTCCGGGGCGGCGGCCCCGGGCGGCCCGGATCCCGGAGACGCAAGAGGCGCAAGGCGCAAGGCGCAAGTTGATTTTCCCCCAAGGATAGTTATAATGAAGTATCAACAGAAAGGTATACACATGACAACATATAACGGACACCGATCCTGGAACGCTTGGAACGTAAGCTTATGGATTAATAACGATGAAAGTCTTTACTTTCGAGCACGAGACCTAGTCAAAGAACACGGCATAACAAAAGCCGTCCGTCTTCTCCTAGAAGAACTGCCCACCACCACACCTGACGGCGGACGCTATAATAAGACTTGCGTCCGCGAAGCAATCAGAGATATACTAACATAATCAATTCCCTCTACTCGCCCGTGGCAACCTCCCTTTATTGCCACGGGCTTTTTTTATCTCGCCCGGAGATACCCGGCTGCGCCCCGGTGACACCCGGAGGCGCAAGACGCAAGAAGCCGCAAGACGCAAGGTAATCAAGGGATTGCAAAAGAAGGATAACGCTGCCCCCGGCACCCGGTACCTGGCCCGGACTATTCAGACGCAAGGCGCAAGACGCAAGAAACACAGTCCGCAAGACTCGAATCGTGGTACAAGGGACTAGTTTTCAAGCCTTTTTCGTGCAATTCAAGGCTTTGACCGCCACCAAATAAAAATACATCGCCCTTCGAGGGGCGTGAAACTAAGAAAAAATTCTTACCACCAGCTAGAGAATACTCATAATTCCATGCAATTTGAGCAGGACGAAGGTCAATTCGATTAGCTTTTGCTATCTTTAGTTCTAACCAGAAGGCTGACCCGTTATACGCAATGTGACTATCTGGAATACCTACGCCGACAGTGTTCTCAATCCTTGTCGTGTGTGATTTGGACGGGAGTTCTTTCTTCACTTGCTTCCACAATCTCTGTTCCGGTGACATCCCTAACCTTCCCTTCAATAAATGCAGACGGATATTCGTTGCGTAGTTTTGAAAGGCGTTCAGCTATTTCCTCTCGTGACATGTTATCAATAGAGTGTATGTGCTGATTCTCTCTTCGGTCTACAGTAAGACCACCAAGTGATGACCTAATCTTTTCGGCATTGATGGCGGCAGAAAACTGACCTTCTTCTTCTGCTGATCTCGACAGTTCTGAAAATCTTTTCAACTGACCGATTAGGGTGACACCAAATTTTTTCTCTCGTTCTTCTCGTAACTCGGTGATGTGTTGTGTGACCAAAGGATAATCTTTGCCATTTAACAAACGAGAAGCATGGACATTCGCACTTTCTTTTGCGTATCCAGCCCGTCTTGCACATTCTGCGTTGGAATAAATACCTTCAATATAGAGTTTAGCAAACTCTCGTTGCCTATTTGTAAGGTAACGACCTTCGTTTTCTATATCTTCTTTAGATTTAGTTTCTTTTACTTCTGACATTTCTATCCTTTTGACCCATTAGAAGTGTATAAGTGTATATGAAGTGTATAAAAAAAACCTAAGTAAAACAGTCTTGTATTATACTTTTATACATTTATACATTTATACACTCTAGATGAAAAAAATTTACTAAACATTTTTAAATCTACAGAGAGTATATAACGTATGTTTTTCCAACACTTTTCCAAATGCTTTGTTGACTTTTCCCAAACAAAAATAGATAATAAACATGCCTGATTATACGGGCGTTTTTATTAATTTTCAACGAGGTATAACATGACTGTAAGTAGCAACGAGGTTCACGAGCCGAGTGACGCTGACATTGACGACATGAGAATACACATGACGTTACATGATTTGCGTGGTTTGGCTGAGATGAATTTATCCATACAAGATGTGAACGTGATTATATCGGCACTTGAGCCGATACACATGGCTTTGACCAGCAAGATTACTGTGTCTGGTGATGTTGAGGAGGAGTCACAAAATGATTAAAGGCGTATTCAAAGTAAAGGAATTAATTGAGAAGCTAGAGCAGTTTCAATCTGATGAGAGCGTTGCGCTGTATTTGGTTGACGAGGCTGATGTCCACAAGTGGAACACAGAGGCGAGTGACATCATGTCGATGGACTTGGGTTCGTTTGCCGATGCCCTTGATGAAGGCGTTGTCAAATGGATAGACGAGGACGAGGAGTTTTGCTTAACCCCTACTTGCGTTAACAGGATATTGGATTGGTATCCACCGAGTTGGTCTGGAGGAAAATATGACTAGGCAAGAAATTATATCGGATGTGTTGTGCGACTTGTACGACATTCAAAAAGTCGTGAGTCATCGGTGCGGAAACATGCCTAAAGACAATGAAGGAACTGAAACAACTATTAACGATTGCATTGAAAACTGCATCGAACAATTAGAAGGAATACAAAATGACAGAAGCTAGAAAAAGTAAATACGTTGAAGAACATTTATGGGCGCATGATTTATATGGTCAACTGATTGGCTTTGAGATTGTGGATTTTTACATGGAAGAAACAGATGATAACTTCGATGCGTGGCCTACTTTTGTTATCGAGAATAAAGAGAACAAGGAACGTGTAAAGCTAGTCTTGTCTCGTGACCCAGAGGGTAACGGGGCGGGCTTTGCTTTCGTGGAAGGAGTGAAAGATGACAGAACCTAATTGTCCAAATTGCAATGAAGACACGCTTGAGTGGTCAGGCAGTGATGGTGTTGAGTGGGAGACTTATGACTGCACAAATTGTGGAACGAGTTATGAAGTGCCGATTGAGATTGAACGCTATTGGGATGACATGAAACGTACAGGAGTAGTGGATGACTGAAGACGTAGAAAAGACATTGGTCTATATCCGTGAAAGTGGATTAGGCGAAGCAGAAATGTGTGTGAAGACGGACGGCAGTTTTATTGCCGTCCCGATTACACAGAACCAACTGATCAATATCATCACAGGCGCAAGCGAAATTCTTGCTCGTGACATACAAAGACGCAAGGAGGTGCATTAACATGCCTAAATATAACGTAGGACGTATTCAACATTTTAAGGAATACATAATAGTCGAGGCTTCTTCAGAGGAGGAAGCTTTCGACAAGCTTAGAGACGAGATAGATAGTGGTGAGCGATTGAACCATGTTTATTTCGAGGGCGATGGTGAGTTGGTTTGTGTGGAGGAGGCAGATTGATGAGGCACGTTG